ATAATAGGAAATTGCCTTTATGAATCTTTCTGGGGAAATAGTTCAGGAAACTGGGACACAGGTGGTTTTAATACATTTGTGTCTCACGTGGTACAGAACATTTACAGAATGAAAGTTAATAGAGATATTAGAGGCGGTAGATTACATGGACCTTTGCTGAAGTTAAGAGTAAATATTTGGTGGGTGTTGTATGGAGATGACAATGTCACTAGGATATTGCTAGAGTGTGCGGGTGTATGGAGTATGATTAGTTTTGCAAAAGTTATTAAGGAAACAATCGGTATGGATTACACTTCTATCGCAAAAGGAGAAATTGTGGAGAAGCATTTGAGGTTGGAAGAAGTCGATTTTTTAGGAAGACGATTTGTGTACAGAGATGGCGCTTTTCTTGCACCTTTAAGGAAAGAAGCCATTACTGGCATGTTATTGTGGACTAAAAAACCATCAAATGCTTTTTTGATCGACAACAATTGCAATGTAGCGGAAGCTCGCAGATTGTTGTTAGAGCAAAATATAATGTGTGCGTCAATGGAAATGTTTTACTATGGAGAGTGTGAATGGAACAGTTTCAGAGACCGCGTTATGGATTATTGTAGGAGGTATCACGTTAGTTGGACTGGCAAATCGTATCAGCATTGGGCTGACCGATTTGCCGATGGCCAATGTGATTAAACCATCTACAGAGGGAAGGCTCGTTAAAACCTAGTCGTCATATGACGCAATTCCCGAGGGAAGGCTCGTTAAAACCTAGTCGTCAGATGACGCAACCCCCGAGGGAAAGCTCGTTAAAACTTAGTCGCTTTTAAGCGCCGGGAGAGAAAACTTCCGTTAAGCAAACGGCTTTATGTGTGATCAAGCTATATTGGACTTAGATATAGTGGCTGCATACTGCGACGTCCATTTTAAAGTGAATCAGTTAATAATCGAAAGCTGGTTTATATTCTTTAAGTCGATTGCAGAGTCTACGGATCATAACCGAATAGGAGGCGGTAACAATACCTCCATTGAAACTGATAGTGTGGTAGGACAGTTTGTTCAGAATGAAAACAAAATAGAACAGGTAGTCGAAGAATCGAGAGAAATGATCCATATTTCTCCCTTTCCCGATGAAACACCTCAGGAGATCTTTTCTAGGTGGAATGTTGTTTATGAACAAACCATAACTACGTCTACACATTTGACGGTTAAGCCCTTTGGATTACTAAAGGCAACTCCTGTTATTGCTGACGTTTTGAAATATTTTAGATATTTCAGAGCAGATATGGAAATTAAAGTTGTAATCGCAACGGTTCCTATGCAATACGGTATTTTGTTCTTTACGGAGATGCCTTATAGATCACTAACTCAGTCAGAGGCACTAAGTCACGATCCTGTGGCTTTAGATATAGCTGAGTTAGAAGAAGTTGGATTTACTATTCCTTGGAGATGTCCGTTGGATTATTATGACACATTAGGTCTAGTTACCAGTGTAGACAATTCGTTTGTCGTGCACTGTGTAGCCCCTATGGACATAAGTTCCACAGATACAGGGACATCCCCATCAGTAGATTTAACTTATTTTGCTAGATTTGTCAATCCTCAGGTTGCAGGACCTATAGGAAGAGATTTGGTAAAGGAAAGAAAGAATGCAAGCAAGGCTTCTGCAAGAATGTGTGTAGAAGCTCACGCTTTTAGGTCTGAAAACATAGCTCGTACAGTAGGAGCTGTAGCTGTTGGAGCAATAACGGTAGGTTCATATGCCAGTTCGTTGTTCAATACAGCCACTGAAGTGATAAAGTCGGCAAATGAAGTTCAAGATGCAATAAAAGGAAATGTCACAGCAGGTGAAGGAAACACTCCTACAGCGATTATGAGACAATCAACATTTGGTGATAATGTAATGTGGCCAAGTGTTGTGAGTTGTCCTGGATTGAATTGGAATGCTGAGTTTCCGGGTCCGGATGAGAATAAAGAACATTCTTTGTTGGATTATCTGTCCGTTCCTTCGTATGTTAATCTAGCTGCATTTACTTTGTCGGATCAATATCAGATTTTAACGGCTCACCCCTATTATAAATCTGATGTTGTGACTACTAGGTTGTGTTCGTTGGCTCAGTGTGCGCGTTTTTGGAGAGGTAGTATTAGATTTCATTTGTGCTTTATAACTTCCCCTTTCATTACAGGAAGATTTACTGCATATTTGAAATTGGCCCCTGATGTGTCAAATGTTAGCAATATTCCCTTTGCAAACATAACTGTTAGAGGTACAACCTGGGTCACGCTCGTAGTACCGTACATTAGTACTAGACCGTGGCAGACAACCGAAAGTGGATTGACGGTAGGATACTATTCTACAGTGCTTTTGAACTGTGATGCTATCAAAGGATCAGGTTCAGGAGTTACGTCGATAAAACTAATGATATGGAACTCAGCTGGACCTGATTTTAGACTTAGGTCACCATGTTGTCCTGCTCAGGAAGACGCTGTTGAAGCTCATTCAGTTAGTACCCTTAGCAAGAATGAGCTTTGGTTAGGAGATGCTGTTCCTATCAAGGATTATGCTACCGACATGGTATCTTTTGAACAGTTAATGAAGTTAACGTCAAGTAGAGATACTGTGATAGGTCCGACCTTTACACCGACCACCTGGACGGCAGGATTAGCTCCATCAATGGATTTGTTTGACTATTTGGCCAATCATTTCGTGTTTTATTCTGGAGGGGTACGACACAAGGTTCAAATGTCAGATGGAACTAAAGTTGCATTGGTTACTTCGGATCCTCGAAAACCTTTAGGTTCTGGGATAACTTTGGAAGAAAGGTATGGGTCAGGATCTCAGATGTACGATCTCACCGTTAACGGTGTCATCGAAACTGAGAATCCTTACCTTAATACGTTACCCTTTCTGCCTTATGGTTATAACACGAGTGGTATTACAGAGACGAATCCCTATTACCCGCAGATCTATACCCCTGGTGCATTATCGGGAGTAAGTTTCTGTACTGTTTCGGCGGGATCTACTTTTAGGGTGATGTACATGTCACCCCCCCCCTCCCTGTATCGACCAACCGTCCCTACGGTTCCCTTGGCGGTAGCTTAAATGATATACCTTTCAACCCCG